GCTTGCCATACTTATTAACTCCCTCTAAAACTAAGTTTCGTCCATTTAATCGACGATCAAATATTCGTGTAACTGCCGGAGCAGTTGTATGCTCTTTTACACGATCATATAGCGGACTCGGTTTAATGTCCGTCTGACCAACTGGAAATGCTTTACAACCCTGTAAATTTCCCAAAACTGCAATTCTTGAACCAAAACGATCATCATGTTGATGTAAACTTTCAACTGACATCTGATATTTTCCATCTATTAATGCTTCTTGTATTAATGGTACTTTAAATTTATCAAGTGTTCGTTCTATCACTTGTTTTGTAATTCGTGTCGCAACACCTGTCACATGATCTTTAGTATAACAGCCTATATGAATACCAACAATCTTTGGTTGTGCTTCATCAGTTGAAATGAAACCACCACAATCACCCTTTATAGTATTAATAGGATACGAAAAAGATTTTGCAACTGCCCATGTCATAACACCGACATTATAAGCAAACGTAAAACGATCATGTTCAACAATGCTATGTCTCAACCATCTGGCACCATCAGTTATATTGATGCCATTAAAAACAATTGCCTTCTTCTCTAATTTAACATCAGTTGAAACAAAATGACTAGTTATATCTCGTTTTGCTGATACAACATTTGAACATTCATATAAAACAATATCACTCATTTCATCACCATCTTCATAAATTTCACGCATCTTATTAACATCAAATTCATCATGAATTTCTTGACCTGTTGAAAATTTCAAGATAATCTCCGAATTTTTTGGTACAAAATTAATATTTTGATCACCCATTTTTGATTGAGCTTTACTGGTGTCAACATAAGAAGGTTCGTTATCAACCTCACAAAAAACATGTCTAACCGTCATTAATATTGTACCTTTAATAAACAAGCCTAAAACTCGCTTGCCATTAACTGTAACTGTGCACTGATTTTGATGTATAAAACCAGGTGTGTAATTTTGTTTTGCACCAGTTACTATGCGCATATTATTTGCGTCTTTTGTATTCGTGGTACCTGATTGTTGTTCACCAAAAATATAATCAATTTTAGATTTATTAAAAGCATAAAGAATTAAAAGAAAAGAAACTATTGAACCTGAAAATAACAACACTTTAAGTGCTATTTCTTTCCAAGATGAAATTGCTATTGGTTTTATAAAAAAATTATAGATTAATGATGAATATTTATTATTTAATAAATTTTTAAGACTAGGAAAAATAACAAAATTACTTAAAACACTTGATAATAAATTTTTAAAAATATCACGACCAAAACCTTGTTTTTCACCTTTTCGTATGACTGATACTGGTGTCATATCTGGTTCTTCACTACTATCACTGCTACACTGATTACTTGCATCATAATCACTATCAGCATCATGTATATCACGTTTTACAAACGGATTCTTCTTTTCTTTGGTTTTAATATAATAACCATTTCTGTCATGAATAACATCTACCAATTTGTCTGTCATTGTTTCTTCTTTTGCTGTTTGAAGAACTCTAGTACAAATATTAACACCACCATGACCTCTAAAGGCATACTTTGCTCTTAAATCATGAATTTTAGCATTATCGGTTGCATATTGTTTATATGTTCTTAAAATAGCAGTATGTAAACCTGAAACTCCATAGGCAGATTGATCACCCATAAAATCAGAGCTTCTATGCCAGGTAAATGTTACTTTATCTAAATCATGACCTTTCTTAACAGTATCTGGAAAATTGATGGTAATATGAGGTCTTCGCTCTATTGCCTCTGAAAAATTAATCGTTTTTGGTCCAGATACTTTACGAACATTACTTAACAAAACAACTAAATCCGGTGCATACTGTTGACCTTTATAACCCATCTCAGATTTAGTATTATCAATTGAAGCCATAGGTGGTAAAAATGGTGCTTTAGAAACTAAAGATATAATTTCTGGAAACTCAAGTTCTTCCGTATTTTGACCAAAGTCATCATACAGAACAATTCGATGTTTGTCAACATTTAAACCATCCCAAAACTCTACACCAGGATTCCTAGTGTATGTCAACTGATTTTCTATATCACTAACAGAAATTTGATCAAATAAAACGGAAACAATTGATGCCCAAAAGGTGGATTTCATACAACCAGGTGGTCCGGTTATACGTATACAAAAAGGTTCTTTCTTTCTTTGTATACCTGTTACTGCTGAATTAATAATATCACGCATTATTACTAGCCACCTGCTAATACTAATATCAACTACTAATTTATTTTCTAAAACAAATAACTCGAGTTCAGTTAACAATTCTCGAGCTATAGTACGCAATCTTACTATCTCATCCTTACCAACTTGTAAGTCAATAGCAATTCTAACTGCTATAGCTGCATGTGCTACTCGTGCAGCCAATGTACTTTCATCTTCTAATTGCTTTTTCAACCAATCTTTACCAAGTTCTGGTGTAAAATAAACTTTCAAAAATTCAGGTAAAAATTCTACCCAAGTTTTAAATAACGTTGAAAAATTACGAACTGCAGAAAAAATAGTATTGAAATTACGTAATAAATTAATTGAAAAAAATTTTGTTGCTGCAATTATTGGAATACCTAAAAATGTACATGTAAAATCAAAAATATCAGAAAAATTAAAACTTTGTGATTCACCAGCAATTGGTTCAACAATTGGCTCTTCTGACACAAGCTGTGCTTTACGTCTTTCTTCTTCTTTATCGGCTTTAGCACGCTCTTTTGTGGCTTCAATTTCATGCCACAATTCTAAAATATTTGCGTTTAAAAAATTTCTTCTATCAAATTTATGATTACTAACTAAAGTTAATGATTGAAAAATAATTTCTTGGTCTGCAGAAATTTGTGGAACTGTATAACCATTATTAATTGCTTTTTCATAATAGTCATGCATTGCTTCTAATGGTTTTCTAAGCAATGTCTGAAATTCTCCAAATTTAAAAAATTTACATAATGGTTTTAATGCCTTAGCATATTCAACATGATCAATAACCATTAAACACTTACGAAATTCATTAATTAAATCTAAAGGTAAATATGTACAATATTGATCTTGAGCCAATGAATTAAAAACACTTAAAATTGAGTCCTTATCGTGATCTTTCACGAGCTGAAATAATTGGATTAGGCGCTCAGCTGCGCGGTCGGACTCTGTTTTGGTTTGTTCACTAAGATCTTTTTCAATCTGTTCACGATTTTTGCGTTGTTCTTCAAAAAATTCATAATTTTTGATATTTTGCTTATGTGTTTGAAGAACACGTGTTGCTAACATTCCTATATTAAACCATAATGACATGGCATAACCAAAACTAGTTGTTGAAAATAAAGCTATAAATAAATTAACTAATGAAAATAAATCAGGAAAACAAACTACTGCATCTACTGTAAGATTAATTAAAATTTCTACAAAATCACGAAAGAAAAAATTATATAAAGCGGTAGAAACGCCTTTTGTAATATCTGTAATAGTATCAATTATAAATTGCTTAATACCTTGAAATGCTGCTTTAACTGCAGAAGTTACTGTTGTAAAAACTCCTGTAAACATTTGCTTTTCACCAGTAATGATTTCACTGGTTTGTGAAGGCAAATCTTCAATAATTTCCAATGGTTGCAATGATTTAAAAAATTTTGATTTACCACCCATAGTAACTTTCTTCTCTTGAATTGGTCTCAACTTTGGCGGCGCTAAAGCAACTTGTGCATACGATCTATCCGTTTTCTTTGACGAAATAAAATTAAAAAATTTAAACGGTATATAAGCTTTCTTTGGATCATCTGGTGTTAAACATATACATGTGATTGCACTGTGTAAATTTTTAATATAAAAAGTTTTCTTACATTCTGTACAAGCTAAAATTTTATCACAAAAACAAGATCTTCTAAAAATTAAATTCAACCCAACATTACCACAATTTGTACACTTTCCAGTATCATCATACGCTAAAATTGTCTCTCGACATTCACCAAAATCATTCAATTGCCTATGATCACACCAAACTCTATAACGAAATTCTTCTGGAACATATTTAATAAAATTATAACGACGTTTACATGGACACATATGAGATCTATTATAAAATTCTAAACGCGCTAATTCAGTACCTTCAAAATTATCTGGTACAAGTGCCCATGGTGTATTAGGAGCACATTTACGTAATAAATAACCAGCACGATCATGTTGTTTCTTTTC